AAGATCACGATGCTCGTCGACATCAACTCACGCCGTTTCGTTCAGGGCAGTATGCAGGTCTTCGGAGGAGTCGAAAAGGAGCTCAAAGGCATCGCGACGGACCTGCTCGATCACTTGCCTTCAAGAACTCGAGACTCCGCCGGGGGTGGACAGCTCGATGCCAAGACCTTCGCTCAACGCGCAGAAAACGAGCTTGATTGCCTGCGGCAACAAATGCCTGAGTGTAGAGCACGCGTTCGAATCCGTAGCGATATAGTTAGCACCATGGTATCGCGTGGGTCCCTGCTGGTCCGCAGGGTTCCTGTGCGCGAGTTCACCCAGGACCCGGCGGGCATTTTTGTGGGCAGGTCTTCCTGTGCGTCGACGCCCCTGGCCCGCCTTTCCGCCTTTTCGGCCTCCTTGGTCATCAGTTCCAACATCGTGTTGGAGTTGACGAGGCCCATCGCCGCCTCCTTGGCGAGAACGGCGGAGACGAACTCCCGGAACTCGGCGCTCATCTGGTTGGGGTTCGTCATGCGGTAGATGTAGACAAGCCAGCACTGGTCGGAACTGGTGAGAATTTTTCCGTCCTCGACCTTGTGCTCCACGATCCCCATCCCCTCGTTGTTGCTGTGAACGGAAACGACACGGATGAAGTCGGCGGGAAGTTGGTATTCGAAGTCGAACTCGATTGCAGGCGTTGTCGAAAGCTGCGCGAGCTGCGCCCGTTTGGTGGCGAAGTTCCACGGATGCCGCGCCAGGCACATGTCCCGCACCTGTTCGTAGCGGGTGTTCATAAAGTTGGCGTTGACCGTTCCGTCGGTGAGGTTGGAGATGGTGGTCGCACCAACCTTCACCAGCGCCGCATTTACGATGTCGTTGATAATAGAGGCCACGCGGGTTACTCCCGTTTTTTATTTATCGGAAAAGGCCGTCAATCGGCTTCTTTCTCTTCTTCCTTGGCCTTTTGGGGCGGTACTTTCACCGGCAAACTGTTGTCCACCTCGTACCAGCCGTCCGTCAGCCGGCAGCGGAGAAAATATTGCGGCTCCTTGCCCTTGCGGAATTTCCGCGCCAAGCCCTCAATCCTGTATTCGCCCCAGTGGTATTTCCCGCTCAGGTCGCCGGAAACTACGGTGAACTTCGTCATCACCCCGGAGACCAAAGGGTCGTCGTCGAAGAACTTGCGGTGGTCCATCGTGCGGACCATCTCGTCGAATAGCCGGGGGTCTTTCTCCAGCTCTTTCGGGTGGATCGTCGTCTGGCAGATGTAGCCGACGGTGTCGTCGTAGACCATTTTGAAGTTAGACATTTCGTCCCTTTCTATGTGGCTGAGTTCTGGTGCCCGACGTAACGGCGCTCCCAGTAGTTAACGTCTTCCATAGCGCCGTTCATGTAAATTTGGTTGTCCTTTATTTCTTGAAGCTGACTTTCCACCTTCGCCCTCTGTTGACTGAGATAGTCCCGCTTCCTCTGGATGTCCCGCTTCCTGGCCCGTATCTTGGCCACGTCCGGGTTGTCGTCGGCAAAGGGGTAGGGAATGACCTGTAGCGCAAGGTCGGAGCCGTTCGGGACCATGACCGTGATCGGAGCGAGCCCGAGTGCGGGCATATAGTGTTCGCAGATCCATTGCATGTGCTTGATGCCCGGGCGCTGGAAGCTGTTGTGGGACGCGAACCCTTCCGCAATGAACGTCCCCGTATTTGTTTTGAGGCCTATTACTGGGCGCTCCCCAACATATTCAATGGCTTCCACCGCGATTGATTCGCGCTGTCTCAATGTGCCCAACATAGTCGGGTCAAAGCTTTCCAACAGCCTACGCGGACGTATGTTCCCTAGGAACTTGAGAGCATCTCGCCGCAATCCAGAAACCCTATACTGTCTACACCCGTTCTCGTCGGAAAAGTCGTCGTTGGTGGTGAGTCGATAGCCCTTCGATGCGGCAAGGTCCAAGACCACATCCGCCATAACGTTATCTCGTTGTGCGTACCCCACGTTAAACAAGATGCCATTGCACTCCTTGCGGTGAATTTGGGATAACCACCCCTCGCCATCGAAGGCCGCAGCGAGATAGCCGCCGCCCCAAGAGGTATCCTCCTCCCACACATCCGTAAGTTTGACAATTCTGGTTTTTGAAACCTTGTTATGGTATTTTGTTACAAGTTTATCTGTTTCTCGCCAGACCAACTCATTCCCGATATCAACAAGCCACCGATGTTCGGCAGAGGCGACTATTTCTGTACCGTCCGCCATATGTATCCGGTAACAAGGTCGAATAATGGTTTGGGTTTTTTCTACAAAAGCATGGCGCCACTGTCGAAACCTACTCGGGTGGCTGGGGTCGCCGCCCGGGTTTTCGTCGTAAGCTATTAAGCCATCCCCCTCCTTTAGGCTTCCAGCCTGCACCCAACGCAAATCGTCTGTAAGGACGTTTGTTTCAGGGGCAACGCAATATTCGCTGTCGAGCGCCATGTCGTACCCGAACAGCCCGATGACGCCGACCGTATCCCCCCGTTCGTGTTCCATGCACGCCAACCCCATCATCCACGTCAAAGTGGCGGTCATGAACTCAACACCGTATCGGCTTGCCACTTCGTCAAACGGGAACGGAACGCTTTTCGGAACCTCTGGAAAATGCTCCCGCATGTAAATCGGGAAGTCGATTTTCTTCTGCCATTCGTGGTAGTCCGGAAACTCATTCACGATTCTGTGGAACGGTGCGATGTCGAACCACCTAGAGGGGTTGGTCGCGTCGTGCGTGCAGTCGGCCTGCCCCCACACCTCCCAATCGGTGTCCCACGGTATCAAGTCCCTTGTGGATGGAGCCGTGCCGCACATGGCGATCTTGCGGGGGGGCTTCTCGTCGTCCTTCTTGTCTCCCTTGTCTTTCGTCACGCCCTGTTCTCCTTGAAATATTCGAGCATCTGGAAGGCGCCCTCTAGCCTGAGAAGGTCGTCCTCCTGCTGCCTGACCATCACCAGCATTCCGTCTCGATTTTTTTCCGCCCGGAACTTGCGTTCCTCCATGACCCGCGCTTGCGCCTCGCACTTCTTGATGAACGGGTCCACATCGGGGTACGCGGGGCGCTGATAGGACATGTCCGAGGCGTCGGGAACATGGACCCTTACCCCTCGCAGCTTGAACAACTGCATGAAGTAGTACGTCCCCGGCTTCTGGACGCGCCGCTCCTTCTCGGTGGCGAAGTCGATCCCGTAAATGCCGATTTCCTCGATGTTCGGAAAAAACCTTTTTTCGTAGGCGAAGGCCATCATCCAGGCGGCGGTGGAATCGAAGAAGTAGGTTCCGTGCCTTTCTATCAACTCGTCCCACGGAAGCTCGTAACCCCTGAGCCCCTTGTATATGGGGGGACGAAAGTAGAACGGCTTATGCTGTCCCTGGGCTTCTATCCATTCCCAATACCCCGGAATATCCACGGCCCCCATGTTGGGGTCGTTGATATCCATGTCGTGAATTTCGAACCAGCGGTCCCAGCGCATCTTCGGATACGGTTCAAGGATAACCTTGCCGTCGTCCTGCCACGCCGGTCCCATGCCCCAAACCTCCCACCCGTCGTCTCCGAAGGGTGCGAGGTGCCGTGAGGTCGGTGACGCTCCTAAGAACGCCACCTTCCTCACGGTCTCGTCTTGTTTTTGCTCCATACAACCCTTTCCAGGTTTACGAAGTGGTAATGTCCGTCAAGCCGGTAGACGAGGTTTCCGCAGTGGAAACCACGACCCAACGGGAAGTCGAAGCGGCGACCAGATCAGCCCCCGTGCCGCCGGCACGGAAGATAAGGCTGCCGCCCGTGGTGCCAATCGGAGCGCCCGTCGAGGTGATCGTCACCGCGCCGAGACCGGCGATGCAGGCAATGCTCTTGCGCTGCCCGGTCACAAGGGCTCCGTTCAAGGCATAGATGCCGGCGGCGCCGATGACCGACGTGCCGAATCCGGTAATGCCTTGAGATGTGGACACCGATTCCACGACGCTGTCGGCATTGACAACTTCACAGGTGACGGTCCCCGAAGAGATGGCGGAGACCTCAAGAACGCCGTATCCGGTAGTGGACTTGACGTTGATGACATCGCCGACAGCCAAACGAAGGTTGTCGTCCGTGTTGTTGAAGTAGCCCGAGGCCGCGACCGAAGCGAACGTGTCGGATGCGTCCTCAGCGTCGTAGTAGTAGAGGCTCTTGTCGTCTCCAAACAGGAGAGGACCAGAGAGTTCTGCGCGTGTAAACGCCATGATCTATTCCTCCTGTTAGGATGACGGGATGGCCTGGGAATCGTCGACGGAGCCTTGGATAACTCCCTTGTCGTCGATCAAAACCGACCCGCCACTCATCATGTGATTGACGAAGTGGGCGGCGCGGTCGCCATGCCAGGTGATGTCGGCAACGATTTCGCCACGGTTCGCAAAGTTCTTCGGATGCTTACCCGAGGCGTAACCAATCGCCATTTTGTGCCAGACGAAAGGCTCGGCGGACGCGGCCCCGGAGTTCGTGACACCGGAATGCATCGTCCACTTGACGCCCATGAAGTCCTTCCAACGGCCAACGGGGCCGCCTTCGGTAAACGGCAGGCCGGCAGGCCCAACGTAATCCGCCGAGGCGAATTCCTTGACGGTCATGGCGAATGCCCACTCCTTGGGAGAGAGAACGCCATAAAGCATTCCGTCGTTCGGAACGTCGTTGTCGTAGAGGGACTGCACCATGCTCAACATGCCGTTGCGAATGTTGTTCGCAGTCGTGACCGTCCACGTCACCGTGGTCTGGGAGGTCCCAGTCATGGTCGTGAACAACTGACTGTCGATCTTCCTGCCGAGGGCGGCGGCGCCGCTTCTCGCAAGAGCCATTCGCTCGTCGATGTTGATCTTGGCTTCGTCCAGAGCATCCACCCAGTCGCCCGCATAGAAGTCGGACAACGTGGCAGATGGAGCCGAGTGCGTCTGGTTCATCGGCGTGATGGTGCCGTGACGGGCTTTTGTCGTCGCGGTACCGGCAGCGATGGTCTGGAACACTGCGGTCGAACCCACAACGTCCCGCTTCCAGCGCACGGCGTTCAGGAGAACGGTCCCGAACCGCTGGAAAATCAGATGCACATCAGCTTCGTAGTCTGTCACGAAACTTGTAGAGATTGAGGTACTCATGATTGTCTCACTTTTAAGTTGTGAGTTGCATGAACACCACTATCGGAGAGCCGAGACCTAAGCAACCGGGGAGCCTTGCGGGGCCGGGTGACCTGGGCTTGGGACCTTTAGTTAGTGTGGTGACTTCGGCGGGGCCAGCAAAAGCCGGGGAGCCGCCTAACGGAAGGTGTTACCTTTCCTTTTGTTTTCATCTGCCGATAGGTATTGAAGGTTCTCCGGCACATGAAGGCCGCACACGATACCCCCGTTGATGGGGATTATGTGATCGACCTCTTGCCCTTCGGGGCAATTCGCGTAAATCTCTTTGATCCTTTCCCTGTCCGCCCATTTGGGTTGAGCGGCCCGACGAGCCGCCTGATCTCTCCGGTTCTTTTTTTTGTAATACTCAGGATTGTCGGCGCGCCACTTTTTCCTGCAAGCGTCGAATTTTTCTGGGTTGTTCTTCCGCCAGCGAACCAGGTATTCCTTTACCTTGTTTGGATTCCTAGCCCGCCACTCTCTTTGTTTTTGATTTATTTCCCCCCTGTTCTTTTTGCTGTATTGGCGCTGGTATTCTCGACGCTTTTCAACCACCTCTGGTCGGGATTCCCGTTCCCGGCGCGCTTTCTTCATTTTTTCTTTGTTTTCAGACTTCGCAGAATACCGCCTCATATTGGCTCGGACACACTCTCTGCATTGCCCGAACTTGTTGCGCTCCGATAAGTGCCCGTTTCTGCATGGCTTCATCCCTAGAGCATAGCACAAGCACAGTATCCCCGCAAAGTAGAAAACTAGTGCTAATTATTGCAGCGGGCGGAACCGAAGTCCCGCCCGCGCCACGTTACTCCACGGGGCCAGGGAGAACCCCACGGAGCCGCGATCTTAGATCTGTCGTCCGCCGTCGCCCACCAGCGGGCCGTCCCCCCCAAGCTTGATCGCAAGCTGCTCGGCACGCGCCGCGAGGCGCTTGGCCTCGTTGATGTCGCCGCGGTCGTAAGCGGAGTGCTGCTCGCGCTTGAGGTCGTCGAATTCCTTCTTCGTGGATTCTCTCGTCTCGTCGGTCATGGGGGTTGGTCCTAACGATGCGTCACTCGTCTCTCGCCCGATGCCGGCGAGAGCGCGGATCATCACGGGGTTGTCGAGAAGGAACTTACCGTCCTTCATTTCAATTCCCCGCGCCGCATCAACGGCGTCTTTAAACAGGTATTCCATGCCCCTGTTGGAGAACTCCAGGTTGGTGTCGTAATCCTTGCCCCATTCCCGCTTGAGTTCGGCCACGCCTTCGTCGGCGTACCTCTTGTCCGCCTCGTCCCGGGCTTCCTGCGCGGCAACCTGAATCTCGTTCCAGTGTTGACTGAGCGCCTTGGCCGCTTCCTGCGAAACCCCGTGCTTGTGGAACAGTTCGGCCCATTGATCCTGGAAGGCCTTGTCGTCGTCGGTCAACTCGTAGTCTTCGGGAACATCGAACTCGTAACCCTCCGCCGACTCCGGAACGCCGAGAGCCTTGTTGAAGGCCGCGATGTCTTCTTCGGAGGCGTTGTCGCCGGGCAAGACGACGGCGCTTGCCAGCTTCTTCCTCAGTTCCAACGCGCGCTCGGCCAGGTGCCCGATGTCCGTCGAGCTTTCCGCGAATTTGCGGGCTTCCTCGTTTTTGATTTCGAGCCGCCAATCGGCAGGCTCTGGATCGGGCTCCGGTGCGGGGTCCGGTTCCGGTGCGGGTTCCGGCTCGGGGGCCGGGTCTTCTGAGGCCAGGTCTTCTTCAGCCATCGTTATCTCCTGTTTTGTTTTTCTGGCAGTATCTTCGGTTCACGAAGCGTCGAGGCGAGTATGCGCGCCGCCAGGCTTCGCTCCCCTTCCCTGACATGCGTCCCGTAGGGATCGTTGGGAACAACGGATGTGCGAAACTGTCCCCCCCATGTCATGATCTGGTGAAAGACCCTTCTCCCCTGTTCGGTCGAGAAAAAAAGCTTCCGAAAATCGTCGAACATCTGAGGGGAGTTCTGATACCCCTGCTGTTCAGCGGATGCGGCATCCCTCAGCGCCTCGAAGGGATCCCTATCCCTGTGCAGATAAGTCCTTAACCGCTTTAGCAGCGTCTTTCCCTCCCTGCGCCAGTTGCATCATGCTTTCGGCCTTCCGTTGCGCCTCCAGATCTTCCTGCCTTTGTTGACGGATGGCCTGCACCTGATTCGCAGGCCGCATCAGATCTATCGGGATCGCCCCCGCTTCATGCTGGAATTTCGCATAGGCGTCGGGGTCGAAGTTGTCCAACACCTCGGGCGCGAGTTCCGCCATCAGCATCAGGTCGTCCCTCCAAGCCCGCGCGGCGACGGCCTGCGCTTGCAGGCGGACCTTTTTGATCGGGGACTCGTACTCGAATCGAATGTTCCTCCCCATCAGGGCCCCGGGTATGGGGTTGAACGCCCCCGCACGAAGCATGATGTTGAAGCTTCTCTCCACAATGGGGGCCGTGTATTCGGATTCCAGCCTCCCGAACGCGCCGCCCATTATCCTTATGAACTCTTCCTTCCTCTGGATAATCTCGGTCGCGGTCATCTCCGGACCTTCGGTGGGCAGATTAAGAACGTCCTTGAAGAACGCCGCCTTGACCTGATCCCTCCGGTCCCTCTGCATTTCGATTCCGATGTCCACCCGCGCGCCCGTTTCCATCGGCCCGATGGGGATTCTTCCCAACGCCTTCGCAAGTTCGGAGTCGTAATACGAAATGCCCCCCGCGAACGTGTTGGCGGCGTTGAGCGTGCCGTCGTCGGGCGCGAAGATCGGCGGCTCGGCCGCCTTCTGCCCCGCAGTAAGAAGGGTCTCGTCCATCGCCTGAAGCATGTTCGCATCCGGCAGGGCGATTTGACCCGGACCGCGCCCCCAGTCCTCGCCGGACGTAGTGTCCCAGCGGGGGACGGCGAACGGGAACTCGGCAAACCCGCCCTCAGTCAGTATTTCCGATTCCGAAACCTCGATCCAAACGGAGGAGTAGGGATGCTGCTTCGAAAGCTCGATCCCCCTTTCGTCTCTCGGCATGACGACATGGATGTGCTCGAACTTCTCGGTCGAGGGCTTGTTGTCTTTTTCGGCCTTTTTGACGACCGACGACGCCTTGTCTCCGAAAAACTGTCGCGCCTGGCGGGCGGTCATGTTGTGCCTGCGGATCAACCCGTCCACCCGGCCGTCGGAATCGGTGGTGAAAAACACGTCCTTCAGATGCAGGGCGTGGAAATTCAGCCCCCTCAAATCGGAGCGTTCCCCCGCGTACACGCACGCCGTCCCGAAAGTGACCAAATCCAGGTCGGCCTCGGCCAAGGCCTGCTTGAACCGGGATCGAGGGTTCTCGAACGCCCGGAACATCCTCTCCTCGGCACGGGACATCCAGAACAGCGCCTCGTCGCTTTCGTTGAGGTCGTCGTCCTCGGCGCGTATGAAGAAAAAGCGCTCGGGACGGAGAATCGTACCGATGGTGTTCGCCAGCCCCCGCGCGGCCTGCTGTCCGGTGTTGTCGAAGATTTCATCGTGAAGGCGGTCGCCCTCGATCTCAAATTGCGTAAACCCGCCCCTTCGGGGAAGGAGAACGTCCGCAATGGCCTCAAGATGGGAGTTATACAGCCCCTTCCGCTGTTGAAGCTCCCGGTACAGGGCAATGAATTTCTCGGCCCTTGTCTTGGCCATTAAACGTCAGCCGTTCCCAAGGTCTGCGCCCTGCCGGTGGGCCTGCCGAGCGAGGCTTCCTTGCCCAGCTCTCCGGCAATGACGGAGGCGGCGCGGCCGCGTCTCTTGGCCTTCGCCTGGGCGACTTCTCTGCGCCGCTCGCCTATGGCCGGGTCTTGCCGCGTCGGAGGCGGGGGCGGAGGCGGGGGAAGCGGCGGGGGTTTCGGCGGTGAAAAGAATGAGGGCATTTTATCCTCCAGTTAGTTTTTTGTAGAGCTGCCACGGCGTCCGAACGGTCCAGTCCTGGACGCCGAGAACCTTCTTCGCGGCCCCGAGGCAATCAGCCGTCATGAACGGGAACCACGACCCCTGTGCTTCGTGGTCGACCTCGACCACGGTGAACCCCTGTTTCCTGTAGAACTCGGCGAGATCGTAACTATCGGGCGCGGCGACATCGAGCCAGGGTAGGCCGTCTTTTCCGTCGAGGGTGATCCAGTACCCATCCGAACGAACGGCGACGAAGACATGACGAAACCCCTCCTTCAATACGGGTGCGTAAAGCCCGGCCCCTCCGTTATGGAAAACCGCCAGCTTCAATGCGGGCGCCTTGCCGCCGTCGTCGGGGCGAACTCATTAATAATCGAATCCGCTTCTTCGTCCGTAAGTTCGAATCCCCCGGCCTCGTAGAATTTCCTTCGCGTCGCCTGTCTCAGCAATTCCCGTTGGTGGGGCTCGATTTCGTCCGTGAAATCAGGCCCCGTCTTCAAACTGCCGTAAACCTCGGCGGCGCCGATCACGCACTTGACGTTCCCCATCATTCCCTTGGGCGGGTCGGGAACGCGGGGGCTCATCGGATCGACGTATTCCCATTCGATGGGCTTTGTCCTGACCTTGCAATCCCACGCCATCTCGAAGATAACGTCCGTGATCTTGTTCTCCCCCTCTTTCCGTTCCTCGTCGTTGTCGGCGTGATACCAGTACGCCGCCGTCAGCCAGTCGCCGGGGCGGGGCCGGATAAGGGTTAGTTTATGATCCATCGAAGCGAGTTGTTCGTCGTCCTGGGCCTGACGGGCCTTGGGCTGAGAACGGATTCGGTATTGGCCATCGCCCGTTCCGCGAGGTAAATGGTGAGCGATTCAATCGTCCAGCCGTTCTTGATCTCGTCCTCTGAGGGTTCGGCCTCGCCGACGATCTCGACGGCCTCATCGAATGTCATCGCCTTCGTCCCCTAAGTCGTCTCATGGAAGTGTTGGTCTTCGTCGGACCCATTTTGGATATTCGCTTGGCCGGCGGGGCTGTATTCAAATCCGTAATTCGCGAAAGCGCGTCGAGCATGTCATCGTGATGACTGACGGGAAACGGCAGGTATTCCTCGTTGATGAAGATTTTCGTGAGGTCCTGGTTTTCGCCTTCGTAGTTGGTCCGCCAGCAGACTTCGGGCAAAAGAACCCGCCCCTGCTCGAACAGGGGAATCAGCCTTCGGATGCGGTCCTCCTTCTTGATCCGCCCCCCAAGGGGTATAACGTGAAAGCGGTAGTTCTCCCTGTTCATGCGGTCCTGGATATGCTCGATGTCCGCTTGTAGGCCGTATTCCTCGTATCCCACCAACAACGGCTTGTACTGCCGGTGCCACTTGAATATCTGGTCCGCACGCTCCGTCAGGTTGATCCGGTCCCGCACCATATCGACGATGCGGTAGTAATCGTCGTCCCCCAAGCCAACGACGAACATCGCCGTGTAATCCGAGTGGGCCTTTTTCTTCGAGGCGGAGTCGCAGAGGATGTATAGATTCAGCCCCTGGACGTTTCTTGCGGGCCAGTATTGCAGCCACTCTTTCTGGAAGCCCTGCGCCTTGTCGGCCACCGGGTCGAGAAGCAACTGACATGATGCCACATACGGCCCCATTTCTCTGCGTTTTTTTGTTAGCGTCTCCCGATCCCAAAGAATCGGCTCCCCATCAAAGGTGCCGTCGTTGGTGGCTGGATAGATTCTTGGGACGACCGCTTTGCGGTTAATCATCTCATGGTACGTGTCATTGAAATGATAGAACGTGCCGATATGCCTTCGGACTCCGCCGTCGGTCCCAAGATTGAGGGAAAGCGCCCAAGCGTCGTTTGTCTTTTTTATCATCTCGGGATTCGTCACCGACTTTTCGGTAACGACGTCGTCGTAGAGAAGAACCTTGAAGTGCTTTCCCGTCGGCTGTCCGTCTACGAGCCCCCACGCCTCCACGGTGGCTTCCTTGAGATTCTGTGGACGCTTGAGGATGATTCCATCGTCCTCGGAATTATGGGTCGGAACCATTGATTCCCCGACAAGGTAGATACCGTCTTCTGCGTCCACCTTGATGCAGTTAACGGGAACTGACGGCACTTCCTCCCTGCGCCTTAGGTAGCGCCCGACCTTGTGTCTCTTTTCTTTGCACCCGGCTAATTTTCTTGCAAGCCGAAATGGTGGTGTTGGCTTGAGGCCGACAAAATAAATGTGGTGGGCGAGCTTTTTTCCACGCTCTTTCGGCTGAAAACTGAGCCTAGACGGACGAAGACCCAGGGATGAGGCTAGCCAAAAAACGCCATCGGCTAAATCGGTATTGGTGTTGCTGAAGCAACACATACCAGCACACCTAGATTTGCTGTGCTTCTTGCAAGTCCCGTCAGAATCCATAAGGCCCTGCAAAAGAGAAAGCCTGTCTTCCGTCGGTCTCCATAGATAATGCTCCGGGATATGCTTCTTGCGGAGACATCCCAGTTCATCCAGCCGCTCTTTGAGCCCTCTCAGGCCGTACATGGAAAAATTATCTTCGGCCTTGCGTCGGTGAATATAGTGGACCCAACCGGATCGGCTGATTTGCTCCAGCATCTCCGGTTCATCGTCCCTGTGCATACTGATGATGTTTGTTCCGGCAGTGCCGTCACCCAGCCAAAGGCCA